GGTTGTGACACTGCTGCTTCACATTTAAAAGTAGCCCCACTACCACGACAAAGATATCAAGTTATATTACCAATCACTAGTTTGAAGGACAATGAAATATATGCACCTAACTTTAAGAATGGAGAGAAGGTTGCTTTAGTTCGTTTCCCACATGGTGGTATATTTGAAATCCCAGTATTGACAGTAAACAACAAACACCCTAAAGCTAAAAGTATATTAGGGAATGCTTTGGATGCTGTTGGTATTAACAGTAAGATTGCTGAACAATTATCTGGTGCCGACTTGGATGGTGATACAGCATTAGTTATTCCTACTAACCATAAGGTTAAGATATCTAGTGATAAACCATTGCGAGGATTGGTAGGCTTTGACCCTAAAGATAAATATCCATATCGTGAAGGCATGAAGTTAATGACTAAGAATGCCACTCAAAACCAAATGGGTATGGTATCTAACCTTATTACAGATATGACAGCTAAGGGTGCGACCGAAGATGAACTAGCTAGAGCTGTTCGACATTCAATGGTTGTTATCGATGCTGCTAAACATAAGCTAGATTATAAACAAAGTGAGATTGATAATAATATTGCAGGTCTTAAAAAGAAATATCAGTATCGTGTGGATGAGAATGGTAAAGTATCTACTGGTGCATCTACCTTATTCTCTAGATCTAATGCGGATGTTCGTGTACCTAAGACTAAGGGTAGTCGTATTATTAATCCAGACACCGGGGAGGTATCTTATAAAATAGACCCCGATGCATATTATACAGACAAGAAAGGTAAGGAGAGGGTCCGTACTAAAATAAGTACCGCCATGATGGAAACCCCCGATGCTTACACTTTGGTCTCTAATGCAAACAATGTTAAGGAGAAAGCTTATGCAGACTATGCTAACAAGATGAAAGCCTTAGCTAATAGGGCCCGTAAAGAGATGTTAGCTACCCCTCGTCTTAAATACAGTAAGCAGGCGGAGTCTACATACTCTAATGAGGTGGCCTCCCTCAATGCTAAGTTAGCCCTAGCTGAGAAGAATGCGCCTAAAGAAAGGTTAGCTCAAGCTATTGCTAACACTAATGTCCAAGCTAAGTTAGAGTTCGACAAAGACATCACTAAGTCAGAAGAGAAGAAGATTAGACAACAAGCAATCACTATTGCTCGTGCTCAAGTCGGAGCTCAACGACATCCAATTGACATCACTCCTCGTGAATGGGAAGCGATTCAAGCTGGCGCTATCTCTGATACGAAACTAACTAAGATGCTTAACAACTCAAACATTGACAAGATTCGTGAGTATGCAACACCAAGAACTAGCAAACAGCTATCTCCTGCTAAGGTTAGCAAGATGTCAGCAATGCGTTCGTCTGGTTACACAACAGATGAGATTGCTTCAGCTCTTGGAGTTTCAGCATCAACAGTCATCAAGTACATCAAACAGAATTAGAAAGGAGAACTTTGAATGGCTAAATGTGCAATCACAACAACTGATAATCCTTATGATCCATTTGAACAGTTCGCTGAATGGTTCGCGTTTGATGAAGAGAAAGGTTATCATACAAGTTCGTACTTAAATCGTATAGCAAGAACTTCTGATGCTTTAACTGATGAAGAGAACGAAGCTGAGATTGAGCGAGCAATCGACGAAATTATCGTTGTTGATCCATTAAATATCTATAAGAAAGTAAAAATGGTCGATGAAGGGTAATATCGAAACCCCGGGGGGGGGGTCTCAAAATTTGCACCCCCTCCTGCATCGCCGCGCTACTAAAAATTTCTCCGGGGGGACTTTTTTGGGAGACAATTCACTTTCCCATAGGTCCCACTCGGTAGTATTTTACAGGTTTTCTGTAAAGTGTTCATTAAGGCTACACTGGTTGGTATGTTTTTTTCTACTAATTAGCTCCCAAAGCAACATAATCCACCTTTATTAGTCTCCTAGATTTGTAAGAAACCAAATCTCCTTTCGCATTTTTGGCATTCCTTCTAGTGTAGCCCTAATGAGCACTTTACGAAACTATATTCAAAGTCTATCAATAGTAACAGAAAGGAGGACTAATGATGGCTAAGACCAATTCGAAACTTACCGAGAGGAAGTCAAGACCAGCATTGACTCCTGAAGCGAGAGAGAACCAGATGATTGCTCTAGCAGTCGACCTTGCAGAACAACAACTCAGGGATGGTTCAGCGTCCTCGCAAGTTATTACTCACTACTTGAAACTAGCTTCGACTAAAGAACGGATAGAGAAAGAAATTCTTATGAAGCAGAAAGAGCTCATCACAGCTAAAACAGAGTCTCTTAAATCTGCTAAGAAAGTTGAAGAGCTTTATGCTAGCGCGCTGGACGCTATGCGTGAATACGGTGGAGGTGGTCACTAGTGACTATTAGACGATATTCCGAGCTCATCAAACTACCGACTTTCGAAGAGCGTTTTCGATACCTCAAACTTAATGGTGTCGTAGCTCACTCCACATTCGGAGGAAATCGGTACCTAAACCAAGAGTTCTATAAATCTGCCAACTGGCTTGAAGTCAGAGATTACGTTATTGTTCGTGACAACGGATTCGACTTGGGTGTAGAGTTCGACGATTACCGGATTCCCGGAACTATAATCGTACACCACATGAACCCAATCACGATTGATGACATAGTCAACCAGACAGAATTTTTATTGAACCCAGACTACCTCATTTCTGTAAGTCTGAGAACCCACAATGGGATTCACTACGGAGATGAGAGTATTCTAAAACCAGCGTTCGTTGAGCGCAAACCATGGGACACATGTCCATGGAAACAACAAGGAGGAATGTAAATGGCAACAGTTTATGAAATGAATGCAAGTGCTGAGTACTTAGCAGACAATGGTATCGGAGCTGACCATGATGGTTACTTCGGTTCTCAATGCGTAGACTTAATCAACTACTTACTATACAAACACTTCGGTGTTGAGTTAGGCGGTAACGCTATCGACCTATTAGACGCAGCTGCAAACGCTGGATTAAACGTAGTGTATGACGCTCCAGGACTTGCGCCACAAGCAGGAGCATTTTTCGTAATGGAAACTTACGCACACCCTTATGGTCATACTGGTTACGTATACCAAGATTCAGACGGGTACACTATGAAGACTATTGAACAAAACGTTGACGGTAACGCTGACTACTTAGAAAACGGTGGACCAGCTCGTTACTGCACTCGCAACTTCCAAGAGTCTTGGGGTAAAGTCATTGGATGGTTCTATCCAAACTACGACGAGTCTACTCAAAATACACAAGTTCAAGAACAAGTGTCAGAACCTGCTGAAGGTAAACTTAAAGACGAAGATGGAACTATGGCTGTTACAGTATCTGCTGTAAACGTACGTACAGCTCCATCAACATCAGCTGAAGTAGTTGCAGTGTATGACGAAGGAGAAGAATTCCGCTATGACTCAGTATATTCTGCTGAAGGATACATCTGGGTATCATACATTGGACAATCAGGTGAGCGTCGCTACGTAGCTGCCGGAGTTGCTAACTCTAGCGGTAACGCAAACGTGGAACCTTACGGAACTTTCTACTAGGATGTGATTAAGGATGGTAAATCAAAATACAAATAGCATTCTAGACTCAACCAAGAAACTATTAAGTATTCCGTTGGAGAGTGACTACTTTGACCACGACGTTCTAACGTATATCAACTCAGCATTCTCCACACTGAAACAACTCGGTGCTAAGATTCCATCCGATTTCTACGTATCAGATTCGACTTCTACTTGGGATGATATTGGGGGTAATCCTGACGTCATCCCTCACATTAGAAGTTATGTATACTTGAAAGTTAGGATGATATTCGACCCACCTACTGGTGGAGTTAAAGAAGCCTACGACAACCAAATCAAGGAACTCGAATGGCGTATTAATTCTGAAGATGACATTCACAACAAAGGTGAGAACCCAATATCTGGACCTAAAGTTGTCGAAGGACCTCCAGGACCAATGGGACCTCCGGGACCTACTGGTGAACGTGGACCAATGGGACCTAAAGGCGATAAAGGTAATGATGGTCGCGACGGACAACACGGTCAACAAGGACCTCAGGGACTACAAGGTGTTCCCGGTGAACGTGGACCTAAAGGAGAAGACGGATTGCCTGGCCCTACCGGACCTCAAGGCTTACAAGGACCTCCGGGACCACAGGGGCTACAAGGACCTCCTGGACCGACAGGGGGCAAG